CGTAGTAAATTTAATTGGCGTAGTAGGAACGGGTTTTGTAGGTTCGGTTGCTGTAGAGGCAGGGGCAGTAGTCCCCGTAACAGGCTTAGAAGCGACTGGAAGTGTAGGTTCTGTTACCGTCACGGCTGATGCTAATGTTAACGTAACAGGGCTTCAAGCTACAGGATTTGTTGGGTCAGTAATCGTTATACAGAGTGTTTCAGTCAATGTAACGGGCGTAGCGGGAACAGGACAAGTTGGAAGTGTTACGGTTCAAGCTGGAGCAATAGTCCCAGTTACAGGACTTCAAGCAACTGGATCGGTAGGTAGTGTTTTAGTTAATGCAAATGCGGTTGTAAGCGTTACAGGAGTACAAGCGGTAGGACAGGTTGGAACGGTGTCTTTCTGGATCTCAGTAGATGACAGTCAGACCCCTAATTGGACGCCCATTAATGATGGACAAACCTCCACTTGGACTGATATTATTGACACACAAAGCCCGAACTGGGTAGAAATAGCAGCATAAGGATATTATGGCATCTTCATATAGTGACCTAAAAATAGAGCTGATTGGCACAGGTGAGCAGACTGGCACCTGGGGAAGCACGACTAATAACAACTTTTCGGTTGCGGTTGGCGAAGCTATTACAGGAACGGCAGATGTAGCCTTTTCAAGTACGGATGTCACAGTCACCCTAACAGACACAAACGCCTCTCAAACTGCCCGTAATCTGCGTTTAAACCTCACGGGGACTTCAGGCGGAGCCAGACAGTTAATTCTCGGTTCAGGTTGCCAGATAGAGAAACTGTACTTAATAAACAATGGGTTAGCCGATGCAGTCACGGTTAAAAACACGGGTGGTACAGGAATAGCCGTCCCCGCAGGTAAGTCGATGTTTGTCTATAACAATGGGACGAACGTAGTCGAGGCAGTTACAGGAGCGGTTAATCTCTCCATAGGAACTTTAGCAGTTACAGGAACGTCTACATTTGCGGCGGACTCGACCTATACAGGCACGGGACAAGTCAAGCTCCCAGCAGGAACAACAGCTCAAAGGTCAGGCGCTCCAGCAAACGGTATGATTCGGTATAACTCCGATGATGATGGATTTGAAGGATACCAAGACGGAGCGTGGGGCGGTATTAGCGGAGCGCAGGCTAACGGGGTTATCTACGAAAATAACTTAACAATTACGGCAAACTACACGCTGACAACTAATAAAAATGGTTTCTCGGTCGGACCAATTACTATCTCAGGTGGCGTTACGGTGACGATTCCGTCAGGACAGCGTTGGTTGGTCATGTAACATGAAAACCACTAAAATATACAAAAGGAGTAAATAATGAGTTCAGTCTATTGGATACACCATACTGACCATACTAATATTTTTAGTCAGGGTTATGTAGGCGTGTCCAATGATTTTGAAAGACGAATTCGACATCATAAAACAAAACCACAAAATGCTCATTTAGCCAACGCTATCAATAAGTATGGTTGGGATAACTTGGTAAAAAAAGTATTGCTTATTGCTGAAGACACATATTGTTACGATATTGAAGCTAAATTGCGACCATCTGACAATATTGGATGGAATTTGATTTTTGGCGGTGGCAAACCACCAGTAGCTACAAAAGGCAAAAAAATGCCTTCTCATGTATTAGAAGCAATTATTAAAGCTAATACTGGTAGAAAGCATACGCCTGAAGCTATTTCCAAAATTAGTAAAGCTAATGTTGGCAGAAAAATGTCCGACAAAAACAAAGAGGCAATAAAACTATCAAATTCTAAAAGAACTGCTTCTATGAAAGGAAAGCATTTTCCTACGATTAAATGCACCCATTGTGATAAAGTGGGGGGAATTATTCCAATGAAAAGGTGGCATATAAATAACTGCAAATTTAAGGAACAATCATGTCAAGTGTAGTCATAAGTGGCGATACATCAGGTGCAATAACCCTAGCCGCCCCTGCGATAGCGGGGACTAATACTCTTACGCTACCCGCCAATACTGGTACGGTGATTACGACTGCATCCAGCGGTCAGTCTATTCCTAGTGCCGCATTACCAGCAGGTAGTGTCTTGCAAGTGGTTAATGCTACTACTTCAACAGAAACATCAAGTCAATCAAGTTCTTACGCTGACACTACATTGACAGCAAGCATTACTCCTTTATTTTCAACAAGCAAGATTTTGGTATTAGTAAATCAAGGCGGATGTGGAAAAAATGCTAATAACACAAAATTACAACTTAAATTGTTGCGAGGAAACACTGCAATTCAAGACATTTCGGGTTTTGGCGGTGTAACAGATACTTCTGCAACTAACTTTTTTGGTAATTTAACTAGTTGTTATTTAGATTCTCCAGCAACTACTTCTTCAACAACTTATAAAACTCAATTTGCTAGTGGTTCAAATAATCAGACAGTGTATGTACAAGCTGCTAGTGGTGGTGTTAATTCTACTTCTACAATTACTTTAATGGAGATTGCAGCATGAGAATAACAGAAGCTATTTATGCTCTTAATCCACAAGTAGTCCGCACGAGTGGCGAAACAGCTTACGATGCAGACGGCAACGAAGTCGCATACGATAAAGCCGCAGTACAGGCTTATGTAGATGCTCATGCTTATATTGCTAAACGAGCATCAGAATACCCACCCATCACCGATTACATTGATGGTGTAGTAAAGGGTGACCAAGCACAGATTGATAAATACATTGCTGACTGCTTGGCGGTCAAAGCCAAGTATCCGAAGGGAGTAGCATAATGGCATCCATTATTAACGCAACTACTAGCACAGGACTTGTTTCTAGTGCTGACAACTCAGGCTCATTACAGTTAGCTACCAATAACGGAACTACTGCGGTAACGATTGATACTTCACAGAATGTGGGTATTGGTACTACTAGTCCTGCCGTAAAGTGCCATGTATCTAGTTCTGCTGGTGTTGCACTTCGTATAGATAACCCAAGCAGCACTTCAACTGGAGTGCAATCTTTTTTAAATGGCAATCTTACTTCGGCAGTAGATTTTTCAACTTCTGGCACAATTTTTTATCAAAATGCTGGTTCAGGTGCTTGTCCAGAACGGATGCGTATTACCTCTAGTGGTAATTTAGAAATGGCTTCTAGTGCTGGAATTGTGCAGACAGCAACAAACCAAACAATCAGGATGCCTTCAACTGGTGGTATAGGATATGTAGGTAATATTAATTCAGCAAGTGTGTTTCAAATTGCATATAACTCAACTTCTGCTGGTGTTCAATTAAGTAGCGGCGCTACATCATGGGGAACTTTCTCTGATAGCCGACTTAAAAACATTACAGGTACATATACAAATGCTTTGAATGATATTGCACAAATTCAACCAGTTAAATTTACATGGAAAGCGGATGAAGATAACAAACCACAAGTTGGTGTAATTGCTCAATCAGTTCAAAATGTTGTTCCTGAAGCTATAGAATCTTCAACTATTGAGATGGAAGGTACTGAAGAATATTTAACTGTTCGTTACACCGAGCTTATTCCATTAATGATTGCTTCAATCCAAGAACTAAACACCGATTTGGCTAACACCAAATTGCTGCTTACTGAGGTAAGCAATAAAGTAGAAGCACAAGCAGTCCGCATCGCTGAATTAGAAGGAGCAAAATAATGCCTATAACACTAAATGGCGATACTGGGATTGTTACTCCCATGTACAACGGGAGTATTACTGCTAATGCGGTAACTCCTGTAACTGGATTTAAAAATAGAATAATTAATGGACAGATGACTTTCGACCAGCGTAATGCTGGTGCTAGTGTTAGCGGTAATAACAATTACACTTTAGATAGATGGCAAGCCCTTGTTTCTGCCAGTGGTAAATTCACAGTTCAGCAAGATGCAGGTGCAGTAACACCACCAGCAGGATTTACAGATTATTTAGGGGTTACTTCATCATCAGCTTATTCCGTTAGTTCAGGCGATTACTTCACAATCAATCAACGAATTGAGGGATTTAATGTTGCAGACCTAAACTGGGGCTCGGCTAATGCTAAAACTGTTACTTTGTCATTTTGGGTTCGCAGTTCACTAACTGGAACTTTTGGAGGCTCTTTAAGAAACTCTGCATCAAACAGAAGTTACCCTTTTAGTTACACAATTAACTCGGCAAACACATGGGAATTTGAAACAATAACAATTGCTGGCGATACTAGCGGAACATGGTTGGTAACTAATGGTATTGGTATAGATATTAACTTTTCTCTTGGTGCTGGTTCTGCATTTAGTGGAACTGCTGGTGCTTGGGCTGGCACAAATCTTTTCTCAGCCACAGGAGCAACATCCGTAGTCGGCACAAACGGAGCAACTTTCTACATCACAGGAGTTCAGCTTGAGGTAGGCTCTACAGCTACTAGCTTTGATTACAGACCTTATGGAACTGAGTTACAGCTTTGCCAACGCTATTATGCAAAGATGGGAACTGGAGGATATTCAAACTATCCTGCTTTTGCTTCTGGAGTAGCTACAGCCACTAATAGTGGAAATTTATTTTTTAAGTATCCAGTTACCATGAGAGCTAGTGCAACCATAGCGTATTCAAATGTTGCTTATTCGTATGCGGCTGGAACTTTAACTGCCGTTTCAAGTTCAGGCGCAACTTATGCTGGAACGGATAGTATGTTAGCCCAACCAGTAGCTACTGGTGCGTCAATGACTATTGGATATGCTTGTATCTTGATGGCAAACAATAATAGTGCTGGATATATTGAACTAAATGCGGAGTTATAAAATGTATCAATTACCTAAAGTTTCAGAAGGATGGGCTGTTCAATCTGTTATTAGAACTAACGAAGATGGCAAACAGTCTAGCATCCCATTCGACCCAGCCAACACAGATTATCAGCAATTCAAAAAAGAAGTCTTAGCTGGTGCAGAACTGCAAGATGCCGATGGGAATGTGATGACGGATGCTGCGGAGTATGTAAGGACATTACCATGACAGAAGCTGATTTAAAACTCCTAAGCCACGAAGAAGTCTGTAAGGTTCGATACGAACAGATTAACGCTAGACTAAAGAGACTAGAACAGATTCTCCTCGGCACTGCTGGGTTTATTATTATAACTTTATTAACTCTGGTACTTAAATGAGCAGACCACATTCTGTAGGTAAGAATCTTACTGCTAATACATTGACAACAATGTTTACTGTTCCAACTAGGAACATGGCTGTTGCTCATGATATTTTAATGACTAATAGAGGTACTGGGAATAAACATATTTCTATCTATTGGTACGATAAAAGTGCTAATGTTAGCATTGAAATAGTACATGAGAGAACTATATCTGCAAAAACTTCTGCTGTGATTGATAGTACTTTTTCTTTTGTAATGGATGAAGAAGACGAACTTCGTGCTATATCTGAAACAGGTTCAACCATGACAGTTATAGCATCCTTTGATTTAGAACAACGCAGTACTGTACAAAACTTTGCATAAGGATAATTATGCCACTCGCTAAAGGTAAGTCTCAGAAGACAATCAGTAAGAACATTTCTAAGATGGTCAAAGAAGGAAGACCACAGAAGCAAGCAGTCGCAATTGCATTATCAACCGCTAAAGTAGCTAAACCCAAGAAAAGGAAATAATATGCCAATGGTCAAAGAGAAGAAGTTCCCCTATACAACTAAGGGTAAAAAGCAAGCTAAGCAGTATGCTAAGAAGACTGGTGCTAAAGTAGTGTCTAAGCCAGCTAAGAAGATGGGAGCAATGCGTGGCTACTAAACCCGGCTTGTATGCCAATATCGCCGCTAAACGCCGTCGTATTAAGGCGGGTTCCGGCGAGAAGATGCGTAAGGTAGGCAGCAAAGGCGCACCTTCGGCGCAGGACTTCAAAGAATCTTCTAAAACAGCTAAAAAGAAGAAATAATGCCAAAGAAAGCATATCAGAACCCAGAAGGTGGTTTAAACGCCAAAGGAAGGGCTTACTTCAAGCGAACAGAAGGTGCTAACCTCAAGCCTCCAGTTTCTGCTAAAGCGGCTGCAAAGTCGCCTAAAGCGGCTGGAAGGCGAAAGAGCTTCTGTGCAAGGATGGGCGGTGTCAAGGGTCCGATGAAGGATGAAAAGGGCAGACCTACTCGTAAAGCCTTGGCATTAAAGAAGTGGGATTGTTGAGATTTTACTTGACAAAACAGTCAAACTATGATAGGATAGCACATGGCTTCAATGAACTATATTCAACTTGTTAATGACGTACTTATTCGCTTACGAGAGCCAGAGGCTTCCTCGGTATCGGATAACGCTTATGTTAAGCTCATTGCTCGTTATGTTAATGATGCTAAGCGAATGGTTGAGGACTCCTATAACTGGAATGCTCTATCAGAGACACTGTCTGCCACAACAACAGCCGATGTATTTAACTATGTATTAACAGGTTCTGGTCAACGCTTTCGTGTAATTGATGTACTAAACGACACTGATAACTTCTTTGTAACAAATGCTCCTACTGTGTGGATGGATCAACAGTTCTTGTTGACGACTCCACAAAAGGGTAGTCCAATGTACTATAACTTTAATGGTACAAACGCTAACGGCGACACCCAAGTAGATTTGTTTCCTATTCCAAATGGTGCTTATAACCTTCGCTTTAACATTATTAAGCCACAAGTACCTTTAGCAATTAACGCTGATACTCTGTTAGTACCGGACGAACCAGTCATCTTGGGTGCATTGGCTAGGGCGCAAGCAGAGCGTGGCGAAGACGGCGGTGTACAGTCTGGTGAGACTTATGCTTTATATCGTCAAAGTTTATCCGATGCTATTTCATTAGAATCCAATCGCTATATTGAAGAATCTCAGTGGAACTGGGTCTAATGGCTAGTAAGTTACTAACATCGTCTATAGCAGCACCGGGGTTTTATGGACTCAATCTACAAGAGAGTAGTATTACTCTTTCTTCTGGTTATGCACTAAAAGCACAGAACTGTGTGATTGATAAATATGGTCGTATCGGTGCAAGACGAGGATGGACTACAGTAAACTCTGCAGTTAATACTGACTTAGGTGCTGGTAATGCAGTAGAGTTTATATTTGAATTAGTTGATGGTGGTAGTAATCAAGTGTTAAGTGCTGGTAATAATAAGTTATTCGTAGGAACTACTACGATGACTACTAAGACAGTGCGTAATACTACTAACAGCGGTGACGCTACTTATACTATTACAGCTAATAACTGGCAGGGTGCTGCCATGTCTTATGGAGATGTTACAGACTTCCAAGCTCATGTGTATTTAGCACAAGCAGCACACCCTATGCTAGTGTATCATGAGTTACCTATTTCTG